CTACGTTCCTCGTAGCGAGTTCCGGCGGTGCCACTGCGGTTACACGCGGTTTGAACGGTATGATTCCCGCCCGTGCGGACAGCCTTACCCAAACCACCGCTACCCTGGTGGAATGGCACGATCTGGTGCGTAAGACCGATTTCAACGTGTTCGCTTCACAAGGCGATCAGCGCGCGATCATGCAGCAAACCACCATGGCCGTCATCAACCGGAAATCGGATCAGGACATCATTACCGAACTGAACACCAGCACGGTAGATACCGGTGCCGCAGCCACCGCGAGCCTGTCGCTGGTTATGTACGCCTACACGATTCTCGGGAACAACCAAGTGCCGTTGGATAGCAATATCTCCGCACTTATCACCCCGGCGTTCTATGCGTACCTGATGCAAACGAAGGAATTCACCAACGTCGATTACGTGAACAACAAGCCTTTCAGCGGCCAAAACATGATGTTCCGTTGGGCGAACGTGAACTGGATCGTTCACCCGAACCTTCCGGGATACGGTACCAGTGCTGAGAAGTGCTTCATGTACCACAAATCGGCGGTCGCGCAAGCTATCGACGTGAAGGGTATCGAGAACGTGGTTGGGTACGACGAAGAACAAGCCTACTCGTACGCCCGTTGCTCCATGCACATTGGATCGAAGACCCTGCAAGGCACCGGCATTGTGGTGATTAACCATGACGGATCGGGCTACGCGGCTCAGTAATTAGGCGGCACCCTTGACCGGGTGCCTTCCTGAACCCCATTTCAGAAAGGAGTAACAAACATGGCATACGATTCTTCTGTCCTTAACATGGTTTCCTACGGGCCCATCGCCACGGGCTCGCGCAAATGGACTCACACTTCCGCCGACACTGGCGCGACGGTTGACACGACCGGCTTTATTACCGATGGTGGGAACCGCGGTATGAAAGTGGGCGACCTGGTGGAACACACCAACACCGGCACAAACATCGTTACACTGCACCGTGTAATGGCCGTGAGTGCGACGGCCCCCGGTGCCGTTGACTTGAGTGATACCACGACCATTGCAAGTGGCACCAACAGCGATTAAAACTTGATGTTTTACAAGGAATAGTGCTACCATTGGCGGGCGTAGAGATATGCCCGCCCTTTTTATTCCAGGAGCCCGATACATGACAAGTCCAATAAACGCACAATGCGTAAAGAACAATGCCGACTATGTACGCACTATACATGTCGCAACACCCGCAGCCGGTACCAAATACGAGGATATCTTGGGTGCCGAATACTGGAAACATGTTGCGGTGTCCTTCCAACCCCATAGCCGTATCGAGGTAGTACCGGAGGATGGTACATGGTTCGCTGAACTCTTCATCGTATCCTGCGGGCGCAATTGGGCCAACGTCTTGCCCCTGCGCCACGTCGAACTGGCGGCCCCCGCCGCAGCCCCCGCCGCAGCCCCCGAAAGCGAGCCCAAGTACAAGGTAATTTGGCGGGGCGCTACACATAAGCATTGCGTAGTGCGCGTATCGGATAAGGAGGTTATCAAGACCGAATTTGCCACATCCGCCGAAGCCGCCAAGTGGTTGGAAGAATACGAAGCGACGGTCGCCTAATTGTCTACACAATTATCGCTCTATAACGACGCCCTCGGGCACATAGGGGAGCGGCAATTAGCGTCCCTATCCGAGAACGTCGAACCCCGCCGGGTTCTCGACCTCGTATGGCCGGGAGCGCGTAACTACTGCCTGGAACATGCCCATTGGAAGTTCGCGCAACGCACTTCCGCGATCAGCTATTCCCCATCCGTTACTCCCGCATTCGGTTACAACCGCGCATTCGAGAAACCCACCGACCTGGTGAAGCTCTCCAAACTGTGCGCGGATGAATTCTTCCAGTTGCCGCTTACCCAGGTAGTCGAAGAAAACGGCTTCTGGTTCGCAAATATCGATACCCTTTACGTGAGCTACGTTTCCAACGATACCGCGTACGGGTACGACTATTCACTGTGGCCGGAAACTTTCAGTCTGTTCGTTTCCCTGTACCTTGCCTTGCGAATCGCCCCGCGTATCGCCCCCACCAAGGATTTGCGGATTATTACCGGGCAGTACGACCGCGCGAAGGAAGACGCCCAAGCCAAGGACGCGATGCAGGGGCCAACACAGTTCCTGCCAACGGGCTCATGGGTTCAGTCCCGCACGGGCGGTTACCGTGGAGATAGAGGATTCAGGAATACGTTCTATGGCGGATGATGTCATCCTCGCCTTTAACCGGGGCGTAGTAAGCCCCCTGGCGCTTGCCCGTACCGATGTCAAGCGCGTTGCCATGTCCGCGGAAGAACAATGTAACTGGATGCCCCGCACGCTCGGCCCCATGTCGGTACGCCCCGGGTGGGAATACCTCGATGCAACCAAAAGCAACGCCGCCGCGCGTTTTATCCCGTTTGTTTTCTCTACCACCGATACCGCCCTGGTGGAACTTACCAATAACGTCATGCGTGTATGGGTTGGCGATTCCCTCGTTACCCGCCCATCGGTAAGTACAGCGGTTGCAAACGGCGATTTCACCAGCAACCTTACAAGCTGGACGGACAACGACGAAGGCGCGGCGGTATCCTCCTGGGATTCAAGCGGAAGCATGTCTCTGCTCGGTGGCGGGACTACGGCCGCGATCCGCGACCAGACACTTACTATCGCCCTCGCCGACCAGAACGTGGAACACGCATTGCGGATCGTCGTCACGCGCGGTTCGCCGTACCTGCGCGTCGGGAGCACATCCGGCGGCGATGAGTACGTTACTGAAACACAACTCGCCAAAGGTACCCATTCCATTACTTTCACGCCGACCGGTGCGAGCGCGTACGTGCGTTTCTTTAACCGCGACGACTACGCCGCGCTTATCGATTCGTGCAACATCGAAGCCGCCGGCACGATGGAAATAACCACGGACATAGGCAGCAGCATTTTCAACAGCATCCGGTACGACCAATCGGGGGATATCATTTACATGGCGTGCGGGCTTACGCACCGCCCTATGCAAATAGAACGCAGATCGACGAACGGCTGGTCGCTGGTCGATTACGTGTACGAAAGCGGCCCTTTCCGTGCAGCGAATACCTCCCCGGTCACCATATCGAGTAACGGGCTGAACGGCACGGTAACGATTACGGCGTCGAAAGCCCTCTTCAAATCCACACAGGTAGGCGGGTTGATAAAAGCGGCCTCTTCGGATCAAGCCGTATATACGACCATAAGCGCGGCGGACACTTATACTAATCCAATACGGGTTACCGGCATCAGTACAGGACGGAATTTCTTTCTGTCCATAACCGGCGTGTGGGTAGCCACGGTAACCCTGCAGCGTTCGGTGGGCGCGGTCGGCGCATGGACGGACGTAAGCAGCTACACGGCGAACACAACCGCTACCATTAGCGACGGTTACGATAACCAAATTATCTATTACCGGCTGGGCATAAAGGCGGCCAGCTACACATCGGGTTCGGCTATCTGTTCCCTGTCCTTCGCCGCCGGTTCGATAACCGGCATTGCCCGTATCGTATCCTTCACAAATGAAACGTCCGTCCAGGCAACGGTACTACAGGATTTCGGCTCGAATAACGCCACTTCGGACTGGGCGGAAGGCGCCTGGTCGGATCGGCGGGGGTTCCCGTCGGCGGTAGCGTTCTTCGGCGGGCGGTTATGGTGGACCGGCAAGGACAAGACCTGGGGCTCGATAGTAGACGCTTTTAATGACTTCGACGAGGATTACATAGGGGACGCTGGGCCAATAAACCGCAGCATTGGTTCTGGGCCCGTGGATTCTATAAACTGGCTACTGGCGCTTAAAACGCTGGTACTGGGCGGACAGGGCGCGGAATTCCTGTGTCGTTCCACCAGCCTGGAAGAACCCTTGACCCCGACAAACTATAACATCCGTTCGGAAACCACTTACGGGTCGGCTAACGTCGCGGCGGTAAAGGTAGACGCGAGCGGCATTTTTATCGACCGTACCGGATCGCGGGTCATGGAAACCATAACGGATTCCGCCACATTGCAGACGCAGGAATTAAGCGTAATCAACCCCGAGATATGCCTGCCCGGAATCGTGCGCATGGGGGTGCAACGGCGCCCCGATACACGCATCCACCTGGTACGGTCCGACGGCACCGTGGTCGTGCTGGTGTTCGATCGCGCGGAAGATGTCAAGTGCTTGTGTACGGTTGAAACTACCGGCACGGTCGAAGAAGTGGTCGTACTCCCCGGAACGGTAGAGGATAGTGTTTACTATGTGGTGAACCGCACCATCAACGGTTCGACGGTGCGCTACCTGGAAAAGTGGGCATTATCAAGCGAAGCGATAGGCGGCGTCACGAACAAGATGGCGGACGCCTTCTACGAATACTCGGGGGTATCCACCGCCACCATAACCGGGCTCAGCCACCTGGAAGGGGCAAGCGTAATATGCTGGGCGAACAGCAAAGACCAGGGCACCTTCGCGGTATCCGGCGGGTCCATCACCCTGCCCGAAGCCACCACCTACGCAATAGTAGGACTGTCCTACGAAGCGCGGTTCAACAGTGCCAAGGTGGGCGTGGGTGTTTTCGGACCAGCCGCCATGAACAAGATAAAGCGCATCTCGCAGCTTAAACTGATATTGGCGAACACCCATTATCAGGGATTGCAATATGGGCAGGACGCCGACCACCTGGACGATTTACCCCTGGTAGAGAACGGTGCTATTACGGCGGCCGATTACGTGTGGGGCAGCTACGATCAGGACTCGTTCCCGTTGAACGGCAGTTTCCAGTCCCCCGACACCCGCCTGTACCTGCGCGGGCAAGCCCCCCGGCCCTGTACGGTAATGGCCGCGGTCGTGGAGTTGGACAGTGGGCGTTGAGATACGCACGGCAACTCAGAAGGACGCGGAAATGTTTTACGGCGGGAAGCCGCTAGTATCAATGCGGGCTTACGTTGCGGTGCTGGACGGCGAACCCATAGGGATAGGCGGGGTGTGCCGGCAGGATAACCATATGGTGTGTTTCTCCGAGATGAAGCCGGAAATGCGGAAGCATAAAAAGGACATTGTACGAGGATACCAGAAGATATTTGAAATAGTACGGATGTATAATACGGTGTTTGCAATAGCAAACAAGAACGAGAAAAACGCGAAGAAACTTATTACGCGGCTGGGTTTCGAGCTTTTCGAGATAAGCAGCGGGGGCGAGGAGATATACCGATGGCACAAGCGGCAGCCGCAGGACTAGCGGTAGGGGGTTCGCTCCTTAGCGCGTTCGGCAACATCCAACAAGGGAACCAGCAATACGCGGCGGCGAAGTACCAGGCTGCGCAACTCGAACAGAACGCCAAACAGGCCGAAGCGGCCGGACAGCGGGACATGCAGGACCAGCTACGGCAGTCCGCGCTACTCCAATCGCGCGCCCTGGCCGTGGCGGGGGCATCCGGTGGCGGGGCGACCGACCCGACGGTACTCAAACTTATTTCAGGAATTGCGGGCGAGGGACAGCTTGCCGCCGAAACGGCAGCATTCAACGCCAACGAGCAGGCGCGCGGTATGCGCAACCAGGGGGCGGCCACCATTTTCGAGGGCAAGCAAGCCCGATCAGCATCCCGTATCAAGGCGCTTACCACTGTACTAAGTGGCATGGGCAACGCGGCCATGGCAGGTTCCAAGTTCAATAACGGCGGGTGGTTCGGTATGGGTAATGCTCCGGGTTACGGTGGTTACTCGGCCATTTCATCCGGCGGCGGCACAGGACTCGCATAATGCCGACACTACCAGATCCGAATGCGATAAACCGGCTTTCCGCACAACCCTTATCCGGGGTAGCCACCTACCAGGCGGGGCAAACCGGCGCCGCACTGGCACAACTCGGCGGGGCGGCCGCCAACCAGGGCAATAACCTGCAATACGTGGTAGCACGGCAACAGGACCATCTCGACAAGCTGAAAGTGCAGGACGCGCTTAACAAGTTGTCTACTCACGTCAACGACGCCACGGTGGGGGAGAACGGTTACAAGCGGGTCATGAACGGCGACGTGCTGACCCCGAACTACCAGAAGAATTACCTTAGCCAGTTCGACACGGCGGCAAGCGGGGTTACGGCCAACCTTACCCCTGAACAGAAGCTGGTATTCGACGAACACGTGAAGCAGCAACGGGTACAGTTCCAGGCGGGCTTGATGCAGCACGCCATGGGGCAGACGCAGAGCTACGAGGATCAAGTCTACAAGGATACCTTGACGACCGCGACCCAGTCGGCCGCAACACAATGGAGCGATCCGAAGGCGGTAGAAGCCGCACTGGTGAAGGCGAACGTGAACCTGGCTACCCGGCTCGACAGGATGGGGCTTAGGGATCCGGTTACCCGGGAAGCGCACTTGAAGGAGACAGAAGGCAGCGTACATTCCGCGGTCATTCTCGCCGCGTTGAACGCCGACAACGTGGGGTACGCCAAATCGTACTTCGACGCGAACAAGGAACAGATGACACCGCAACAGGCGAAGGCGGTTGAAGGGCAGATCAAGCCGGCGGCGGATTTCGCGCGCGGGCGGGACATCGGGCTCGAAGCCTACAAGATGCAACAGTCCGGCAAAAGCGGCGTGGATATCGAAGCGTTTATCGCCAGCAAAGCCGACACGCCGGGGGTGTACTCGCAAGCGCAATCGGTGCTTGGGCAGTTTCAGCAAGCCGCCAAGGCGGACGACGCCAACGCGAAGGGATCCATTATCGAGAAATTTTCGCTTGCCGGTGCCAATACCGCGGCTATGAACAGCATACTGAACAGCCCCGAATACCGCGCCATGACTCCCGAACAAAGGGGCACGGTTGCCGAGTACATGCGCGGGCAAGCGCGGGCAACGGGGGAATTCTTCCGGGTACAGAACGACCGCGCGCAAGCGAAGAAAGCGGACGACCCCAAGGTGTTCGCGGCGTTCATGGATACCATGGACTCGCCGGATTTTACCAGCATGACCCGTCAACAGATTTACGCACTGTCTCCCACTCTCGGGGCACCGCTGGTCAAACAGCTACTCGCGGAACAGAAAAGCCGCATAGCGGGCGTGGCATCGGCCAAGATCGATACGGATCTGATTAACGCATCCATCCCGGCGAGCGCGCAAGGCGACAAGGAAAAGACCCAAGCCTATAAAGGCATGGTGGAATCCCGCTTCCAGGAATGGAAGGAAACGAACAAGCAGGTACCGACCCTTGACCAGCAAAAGGAAATACTGCGTAGCGCGAGCGAAGTGTACATAGAAGCCGGCCGGTTCTTCGGAACGAACGAGCGGGAAGCGTTCAACTTAACCGAGGGGCGCATCTCTTACCCCAAAGCCTTCGCGAGTCAGGCGGCCCCGATTGTAGGCAACGATCCGGCGAAGCTGGCCGACGCCTGGGGATTCGTGAGCGGGTTACAGCAACTCGCCAAAATAAAGAAAATGAAAGTCATACCAACCCAAGCCGAAGCCCTGGCGGAATACTTGAGAAGCCAACAGGGAAGCGGATTACAAAACCAAATACCGAGGTAGCCACTTTGCCCCAATACAATCTTGAAGCCGCACTGGGTAACATCGAGAAGCAACGCAACGGGCAACCCCCCGAACCCCTGCCCCCGGTAACCGCGCCGGACACCACGGCGTTGGATACGCTCGGCTTGAGTTTGCAAAGGGCGGCCACGGCCAACCCGCAGGACGAAGTGAAGCGCCGCAAGCTGGCCGGTCAACTGGGTATGCCTACGGCTATCCTTCCCCCGACTCCCGACGCCGAATCGCAAGCGTTTCTCAAGAACACGCAAGCCCAGGAGATCATGGCGAAGTACCCCGCCCTGGCGAAGTGGGCACAGAATCCCGACAACGCAGCGGTAGCCGGAAAGGATTTGCCGGCACTCGGGGAAATTGAGAACACTGCCAAGAGCCTGCCACAGATCGCGCTAGGCTACGGCAAGA